GGAACACTTTTTTCTTTAACAAAGTATTCAATTTGTTCCCGTTGTGCGGGATCAGTAAACACATACCCGTCTATTGTTGATGGGCGATATTTTTCAGTCCAAAGTTGTTTCATAGATTATCTTGATGTAAGCAAACTAAGTCCTCACTGCGACGACTAGGGTCTGCTAGTTCCATTGTTTCAGGGTTGAATGCTACATATCCTGCTTCGTTAATTACTCGAAATAGTTCTGCTGTGTCTGCTGCACTATATTGGGCAAACCACTCAGTAAATAGCACAGGTTTATATTTTACTAGAATATCTTTAATATTGCGAATGATTTCTATATCATGTCCTTCGGTATCAGTTTTAATAAATCCAATCTTTGCGATTTCCTCGGGAGTTAGATACTTGTCTAACATTGTTTCTAATGTCATACCGCTTACCGTAATACTCTCTCCGCTTATACCCTGCATTCTGGTAACGGTTTCGGCATCCCAAGTTTCACCAACTAGTCCACCGTTACACATCGCATTTTGATGATCCTTGAATGTAAGTCCATCGGCATTTTTATTAGTAACTGCTTCACTTGCGATAACAAAACGACCCAAGTGAGTGTTAACACCACAGTTAAATTTTAAGTAAGGTAGTATAACAGGATTAGGCTCCACAGTCAACACAGTCGAACGACATTGAGTCATCATTGGAATAGCAGTATCACCCGAATGACCACCAATGTCAATGCAAGTCATTCCGGGCTTGATCCATTGGCTCCAGTGATTTTTTACAATGTAATAGTCAAAAATAGTTTTAAAGTCGGGCACTCGTTCAAATTTGTGATCCATTTCGAACCAGTAACAACTTTGTTCGGGCCAGCCGTATTCACTCAGGTCAAGCTGGTGACCTGTTCTAAAAGGTAATGTTGTTATCATTCGTATTGTTCTCTTGATTTGCGTTCTGCGTGTACTGCGGTTGAAAGTGTATCTATGTTATCTGGTTTATCTTGTGATGCGAAAATAATTGCTTGAGGATCTGCACGACGAATGACAATTTCCTCTCCGTCCTGAACGATCTTGAGACCTCGACTCCATCGGCCGTGCTCGACGAGCACCCATTGCCCTACACTGACATCTTGCTGTTCGGGTCCTATAGCATATACTCGTGCCCAGCGTGGACGGATACCATCCGTCTTTCCATCATCGCCAAGTAATAGTATTCCACTAGCCAACTTGCGATCATTGAAGTCCATGTCAGTGACAATCACACTGTCACGCAATGGTTTAATTTCGCCTTCTATTTCTATACCAAATTGATATCCACGTTTTTGATCAAACGGATTAGTAACTGCCATTTATACCTCTCTTATATTCTTAATGGGCCTGTTTTTTTAGGCTCTTCTTCTTTTGGTAGTTGAGTTTTTGCCACTGAGTTAGCTAGGCTGCCGCGCAATGGTTTAACAGCTATTGAGTCGTCGGTGTTGTTTTCTATTTCTTCCTTGACCACAGCAGGCTCGACCCAGTCGTCGACTAAATCTTTCTTTGGCGCTTCTCTAGGAACAGGCACACGATCTGTGGCCACCGGAGTATTTAATTTGTAGTAATCGGCCATGATCTTGTCTCTGGTTCTTTCAATTCTGCCACCTGGACCTAATTCATCACCTCGGGCATTTACCCTCATATTGCCTACTGCAATTGATTCTTCATTTTGTGCAACAATGGCGTCGATATTAATTCTTTTACCATTTGCAGTTGCGTAAACTCTTTTGCTCATTTATAGATCTCCTTGTGCAGGTATTTATCGTAGAAATTCTTCAATGTCTAAATCATAATACATACTGTTAATTCGATGAACTCCGATCAAGTATAGCACATAACTCGCCACGCTTGATCCACGGCCTACACCCCAAACAACATTATTGGTACGCCATGTATCTACTACGTATTTTAATTGTCGTAGTAAGTCAAATAAATTTCTTTCTTGGTACAACAGTAGTTCTTGGCCCACACGTTGTAATTCTTCTTGTGTTTTGCATTGATCCAATACCCACTGTGCAATATCTAAACTCAAATATTCTTCGGGCATGTGCCACAAACTTTGTTGAGTTTGATGAAACACATCAACATTGTAATCAGGCGGACAAGGGTGATATTCTCCAACTAATGGAAGATCGGCATAAGTGCTACGAACTGCGCTGTTGTACTGATCCCAATCTTCTACAAAAAATTTACCAATGTCAACGTCGGGCTGTTGATATAATATTTCGCAAAGTTGATTGGTGATCGTATATGCTTGACCAAACTTATCGTACTTCATTTGATATCAATTATACCTTTAAACTTGTCGCTCTTTTCTTCCATTTCTGCCATAATTTTTCTATTACGGGCATCCATTTCATAACGAAAATTTTCTAGTATCATTTTCATTTGTGGTAGTATGCTGGCTGGACCAAATCGATGAGCTTGATTGTACTTTTGCATTAGCTCGTTGTATTTTTTGTGCAATTCTTCAGTTGACAATCCTGATAAATCTGAAACCAATGGGTGCATTACAAATCTCCTTCTCTCCTATTTTCGGAGTGATGTACATCAAATTCGCCACCTGGATAGCGGCTTTTTAACTTATTTACGTTTTCTTCAATGACGTCATTGGGATCTAGCCCCAGAGCACGGCAAGCATTGATCCAATACCACATGATGTCCCCAAGTTCACGCTTCATATGGAAAATATTTTCTACCGACAAAGGTTTTCCTTGGAAGTACATCTTTTTAGGTATTTCGCAGAACTCACCTGTTTCGGCTGCAAGTCCCAATGCTGCCGTTAGCAATAATGGAACATTGATGTCTGGTCCATGTGCATTGGTTGCGCTGTCAAAGTTACCATCCAGTTCATCTAATCTATTCATAAATGTAGTTAGATCTTTTGACGGCATGCTGGTTACTGCGTTTACAAATTGAGAATAACGATTTAAATCTACAGTCATAAAAAACTCCTAGTTTGCATATTATAAACTATGCAAAGCTAGGAGTCAACGATTTTATAAATTTTTTAAACTTTAAACCAACGTGCAACTGATGCGCTATATATCAGTTTAACTGATACTGAATTGGTTAAACTTGCTGATGCTGACCAATTGTTAGCCAATCCATAAACTGAAGTTACACCTGGAGTCATATTTGATATAAAGCAGCCGGTGATTGGGGTCAATGATACAATATCAAGTTCTCTACCATCTTCTACTGAATCAGGTAATGTAATAAACAAATTGGCTACTGTGCCAGTTGGACTTGCATTGGCAATAAATCTATTAAAATTTACATTTGCGCGAAGATTTTGATCTGTTACTACATTTGCAATAAAATAATTGGGATTGATAATGCCGTTATTGATAATCAGATTACCATTTACAAATACATTTCCTGCCACACCAACTCCGCCTCTAACAACCAATGCTCCGGTTGTATCTGAAGTGCTTGTTGTAGTTGCATTGGCAACAATATTACCAGATCCAATGATAGTAGATGATGCTGTTACTGTACTAAATGCACCTGACCCACCAGCGGAAGAAAACGGTAGTCCGTTACCTGCCCAGAAAACGCCGTTAGTAGTAACTACATTACCGCTAGCGGTAACGTTGGTTAAACTTAGATTTCCACTGATACTGATACTGTTACCGTCAAAATCTCGATTTCTTATAAGATCTCGGATACCTAAAGTGGTGCCACCATCTACTGTAAAGATTTCAAAATAATAATCAGTGGTGTTGGAAATATCAGCAGAACTGAATGTTATAGTATTACCGCTGAATCCTGCCACTGTGTCGGGATCGCCCAGCGTCAGTGAATTAGGAAATGTTAATGTATAAGCTGCGCTCGGATTACTCACCCATAGCTTGATACTGGCATATTGATTGCTGGTATTGATTGGAAAACTAAAGTTCAGGATTGTGGCACCTGACATTGTTATCTTTTGGAAGTTACCATTTATAAAATTGATTGTAACGCTACCGCTTACGCTACCAATATTATTATATGTTTCTCGCCAGCCGGTAAGTGCTGGATTTACTATAGCATTGCCTGCAAAATCGTTACTTAATACAGTATTCAGCAAGGCGCTTTTTAATACCGCTTTATTTTGTAGATCTTCAATTTCTGCTTTAGTAAAAGTAAAATTATTACGAATATTAGTGAAATTGTCTCTAAAACCTTGACTATCATTGTCTTGACCGGCTACAGGATATGTACCGTCAATATTATTTGGGTTAACTTGGCTTGTCATTTATACAAATACTCCGATCTGTGGGAATTTAATATATTTATCAAGTGTTTCCTGAATGATCCAAATATCTTGATTGTTACTAAAGGTAGTTCCACCAGCAAAGCTATTGCCAGCAACATAGCCCTCGCGCATGATACAGGTACCGCCATCAAATGTAGTTTCTGCGGTACGCTCTAGTCCAGTGGCAAAATCTGCCACAAAATATCTGGGCACAGCTTCTCCCGGTTGAGTTCTATATTGCAAGGTACTCTGCGTATATGTATCACCGGTACGAACTTTAACTGTTTGATCTAAAATGATTTCTTGATCAAAAATCAGTGATATTTCGGCGTCGCCTCCTTGGTCAAAATGACTAAAAGACAGCACTTCGCTGGATTCGTCAAACCCTACATCGTCATCGTCTAGCCCTACGTCAGGGAATTCTTCCCATGATATTTCCCATATTCCGCCTTGCTGATTGACAGTAGAATAATTCCCCACTTTGTCCAAGTATCCAGGAATGGTATTGCCCTGAACATCAATCCACCCATCATTGAGTATTCCGTAGCCAGATTGTTGAGCAAAAATTAATTTTTCGCCTTCCAAGAAATTTTCAATTCCGTCAATAATCAGTGACGATCGTACTGTGTTAAGATTTTCTCCATCAATATAATCAAACGGAGTACTTACAGCATAATCAACAAATGCTTCGCCATTGATCTTGATAATTGCGCCAGCTGGGGAAGTTATCTGACTGGATAGAGTCAAAATATTACCACCGTAGTTTAAATTAGAAATAAATGTAGTAGCTGGTATGGTTAGATTCGAGTCTAGACTGCTTATGTCCCAACCGTACCCCACGGTTATATTATCAGGAATAATTATAACATTTGAGTTGGTAACCGAGTTAACAATCACGGTATTGACTATGGCAGATCCTGCAGCAAGATTTGGAAATTTGTCAAAAGTTGTGGGAATACTTGGCTCAAATGAATTAGTTTCTGTGTTGTAGTATCTGGAAAGATAATTGTCCCATTGATACCTATCTGCAACAAAAGGAATCAAGTTTATTTCAAAATTGCTTTTTTGTAGTCTATAAGAAATAAGTTTAGATGCACCCGGTTGAGTGTAAGCAAGTACCGCACATCTGATCAACCCTAACACGTTTCCGTCTTCCTGTACACTGGTCATCCATCTTGGTAGTGTGCTTCTGTTGGTATAACCTATTCCGTTTTCCAATCTTTTTTGCATGTTCGGAAAACTGTTAGGGTAAATGATATTGTATGACTGATTTTGAAATAGAAAATCGTTGGCTATATTTAGAA